TCAGTTTACTGTTTCTCAAAACGCGAAGATGTTTAGGATTTTGTCAGACTCTCTGTATTCTGACAAGATTATGGCCGCTATTCGTGAACTATCGACCAATGCTAGTGATAGCCACATTGCTGCAAAGAATCCTAATCCTTTTAAAGTTACTCTGCCAACTTCTGCCAATCCCATTTTTATGGTGAGGGATTATGGTACTGGTCTAAGTCAGCAAGACATGGAAAATCTGTATACTACTTATGGTGCCAGTAATAAGAATGAGAGTAATGATTTTGTTGGTTGTCTTGGTCTAGGGAGTAAGAGTCCCTTTGCTTACACTAAGAGCTTTACCACTGCATCATATTTTGAGGGTAAAAAGTATACCTATATTGATGCTATTGATGAAAGTGGCGTTCCTACTCTTAATCTTTTCCATATTTCAGATACGTCTGAGCCTAATGGTCTTGAGGTTAGTTTTGCTGTAAAGCAGTACGATTTTCAAGAGTTCTCAAATAAGGCTATGAGAATCTATCATTATTTCAAGAATAAGCCTATTATCGAGGGTGGTGTTCTAAATAATTTGAAGGATCATAAGTATAGCAATACTAGTATTGTTTTTAGTGGTAATAATTGGCGAGTTTGCAAACTTAATACAGACAACCAGTATTATCCCAACACTTATAGCCATATTGATAGTGGTGTTGTTGCTATCATGGGCAATATCGCTTATCCAGTTACCACTGCTCAAATTATTGGAACAGAAAAAGAAACTGTGTCGGAACATATTCAAAAATGGAATCGTGCTTTACAGAAAGCAGATATCGATTCATGGAAGAGTTTTGTTACCGAAATCATTAAGGCTAATCTATATCTAGAGCTTGATTTTGATATTGGCGAACTTGAAATGGAAATTAGCCGCGAAGGATTGCAGTATACAAAAGATGTTATTAGAACACTTCGCAATAAAACTCAAGAAATCTACATGGAGATGAAAGAGGAATTCTCTAAAAAGATTAAGGAGGCTAAGACTAGAGTTGAGGCTATTGATCTCTATTATAGCATGAATGAGCTTGCTGGGGGCTGGGGTGTTGGAGCAACTTGGACTGATGCTAATGGTAAAAGTCATAATATCAATAGTGGTAGTGATCTAACCTATAAACTCGGCAAAGATAAGAGCTTGTATGTTTTCAACTATAAGAGTGCGACATATCGTTCTCGTAGACTAGTTTGTCAAACAGATAGTATCCATGATGCTACTCTACGGAATAAGGTTTCATATTATAGTCAAAAAACTGGCAAAATGAGATTTTTTGTTTGTGATATGAAGAACTCAGAAACTGCCAAGAGAATTGTTACAAAGTATTGTAATGATAATAACTGTTTTGCTTATATGTTGCTAGATGTTCAGGATCACACTAAGAGTGGTGAAGGATTCGACGATCTAATTCTAGATGTTGGATCAGATAATCTTCTTAAAGTTTCTGACTATAAGCACCTTACTCAGCATACTGGACCCCGAAAAACTTCTTCAAAAGCAAGTAGAGGAAGTGTCAGCGATCAAGATGTATTCTTTATTTATACTGATAATCGAGCTGACTGTAAGAGTATTACGAACCCCTATAATGATGCTCAATATTTGGGTATTCTAGATAAGAGTGATCTTGATAGTTTTCTAGAACAAGATGAAATTATTTATGTTCCTATGTTGAGATATAAAACAAAGGAAGGTTCTAATTGTCCAGAAATCTCTCATATCAGTGACCTGTATAATGATCATGGTCTAAAATATATTGAAAAAGACCTAACTCAAGGAACTAAGATTTACGCTATTAAAGATTCTTTTGCTGATAAGCTAAAAAGTCAAGGATATAATCTGGTTGATTTTAATACGTTCTTCAAGCAAAAACTAGAACTTGTTTATAACAATCATTTTACCGAAGTATCTTTGTACAACAATTTAATTAACTTTTGTGAAAAAGAATATACTAGTGAAGATAGTACCAACAGATATAATTATATGGAATCTGCTGAAAAACAGTGTGTTTTCCATATTCTAAATATTTTTGGACTTCAGTATAAAGACTTTATCCAGAATACTCAGCTTGTTGAGTGTATTGACAACATTATTCTTATGGAGTTTTTCGCTAAAATAATCAAGGAGCCGGTGTTTTCAATCAAGAGATTTTCTAAAACAGAATATTATAATCATGTTTCAAAGCTTATAAAAGAAGCTAATATCTCATCATTTGATAGTGATAAGATGAATAAGATCAATGTAGCGTATAATAGTTTGTTATCTTGTGTTAGACGTATGTATAAAAAGGATAGTGAAAGCTATCTAACTATTTATGTAGATAACTCCAACAAGACAGAGAACTCTGTTAAGCTGCCAAAGATTTCTACTATTAGGAAAATCGTGAAGGAAGAACTAGATAAGAATCCTCTGTTGAAGTATATTATTAATACAACTAAGATTAGTGGGGGAATTAATAGTCTAGATCCTAGCAATAATCCTCTTGCTCAAATTATTACAGAAAATTATTATACTGATAAGAATTCTTGGACGAGGAAAATGACTGAGGAAAATATTGACCTATTTAAGGTTCAGTTGGGTAGTGTAATCGGCTAGTCAGGATTTTTTCAAGACCCCTTGACAACCCTGACGATGATGGTAAAATAGAAGTATCACGGGTATCGAATTTTAAATTTAAGGAGTTAGAGAATTATGAGTGTTCCATTTATTTGTGTTGATGGTAATTTGACGCTGGTTTTGAACAATAAGAGTTATCAGGTTTTACCAGACCATATTAACTATAAGATGATCAGAGATAGTCTTCCAACAGCTTCTGAGGAAGAAATGTTGGACCTTGTTGATATTGAAAAAGCTGTTGCTTCTTTTAGTGATGGTCTAGTTGAGGTTAAGAATGGACAGGTATTTTATGAGGGTGAGGAAGTTCATGGTAGTATTAGTAAGCGTATTCTTCAGTTTATGAGCGAAGGACTACCTTTCCAGCCCCTTGTTAATTTCTTGGAAAACCTTATGGCTAATCCAAGTATGCAGAGTCAGAAGGAACTGTACGATTTCTTGGAGCATGAGAATCTGCCAATTACCGAAGACGGATATTTCTTGGCTTATAAGGCTGTTCGTTCAGACTTTAAGGATAAGTATCGTGGAGTATTTGACAATAGTATTGGTCAGGTCTGCCAAATGCAACGGGCAAAGGTTGATGATGATCGTTCTAGGGGTTGTTCTGACGGACTTCATGCTGGTGCATTAAATTATGTGGCCGGTTATGGTAGTCTTGATAATGGTGATCGTATCGTTATTGTGAAGATTAATCCCAAGGATGTTGTTAGCGTTCCTAGCGATTGTAATTGTGAAAAGCTTCGTACTTGTCGATATGAAGTTGTTGGAGAATATGAGGGAGAACTACTAAAACCCCTATATTCTTCTACCTTTAGTCAGGATGACTATGATGACGAAGAGGATGATGAAGACGATTATGACTGGGCATGGAATGGTGGCGATGATGAAGAAAACGACGATTGGGATGAAAACGACGATGAGGATGAGGATGAAGATGACAATAAAAATAATTGGACTATTTCTAATCTATAGAGATTGGGGTGGTGCTTGGCAGCTCATAGAATAACGCCTATATAGTTTCTGTTATACTGTGATGGGGGTTCGATTCCCTCGACCATCGTTAGTTGGGAATATTAATTTTATTTGTATCGGATAAATATAATGTCAGAATATGAAGAACCTTATGAAGATGATGAGTACGATGACTATCAAGAAGAAGATAAGTTTGATAAGTTCAAACATTACTTTAAATTTGATATGAGTTGGTTTTCAAAAATTGATTTTAGTTCTTTTAAGATTTTCCCTGTGAATTATTCCCCAGATGCAGGAGTGAAACCAAACTTCCTGTATCTGGGTAATAATATTTATAAAGAACCAATCTTTAAGAAACAATTTTTTGTACACAATAAGTTATACAGCTTGTACAAAAATCATATTAGTTCTAATGCTGCTCACTTTATTAAACAGCCGTCATATTACAAAGGTATGTTTGACATACTAAACTAAATAGGATATATATGGAACAATGGACTATAAAAGATATTCCAGCATTTACTAACGCTGTAAGAAGTCTTGTATTCAAAAATTTTGGAGAAAACAAAAAAGATGTTGAGGATTTTATTTCTTGCAAAGATATAGCAAACAAAGCTGAACTAGATAAACTTTTATCTTATCAAGAATCATACTTAATAAACAAGAATGTATTAAAGAGATTGTAGATGAAGATACTGGAGAAAATCAGTGGCTTGTTAACGATAAAATTTTATTAAATATTTGCGAGTCTCTTACTACTAGAATAGTTGATAATATTTTGAATTCATTAGTTAATCAAGGGATACTAGAATCTAGTTATGACTCAGAAGCTAATGATTTCCTTTTTTGGACTAAAGAAAAAGAAGAAAAATAAGAGTTTAAGAAAAACGTTAAGATGGCTATGTGCTATTTGGGGTTGTGTGGTACAATTGGGTTTGGTGAGATTAATACTTTTTGGAGAAAATTAAATGAGCGTTAATGTTATGCGTCCTTCTAAGTTTGCGGATATTATTGGTCAGGTTGACGTTCTGACCCGTTTAAAGGTCAGTGTACACGGTTGTAAAAACTCAGACAGTGTGATGCCTCATGTTTTAATTGACGGCCCACCGGGGCTAGGAAAGACCACCATAGCGAGTGCTGTCGCCACTGAACTAGATGTGAATTTGTATACTGCTAATGCGGCCAATTTGCGAAGCATTAAAAGTATGCTGCCATATTTGCAAGGTATTGCTCCACGATCAGTTTTGTTTATTGATGAAATTCACAGACTCCCAAAATTAGTAGAAGAATTTCTTTATCCTGTTATGGAAGATTTTTCTCTATCTATTAGCACGGATGGTCAGGCTGAAACTATTGATCTTCCTATGTTTACTCTTGTAGGAGCAACAACTAGTGGTGGATCATTAAGTCAGCCATTTTATGATCGATTCCAAATTAAGGAGCATTTGAACTTCTATAGTCCAGAAGAGCTAGCTAAACTAGCGGGATCGAACGCTTCTAAGCTTGGACTAACGATTGAAGAAGATAAGCTATTGGAAATCGCTAAGAGAAGTAAGGGAACTCCGCGAATTCTAAATGCTAGACTAAAGTGGTATAAGAGTTGTGTCTCTTATTATGAGAAGGAAATGTCTGTTGATGAAGTCTTTGCTAGTCAAGGTATTGATAAAGACGGACTAGATGTGTATGATAGGATGTATCTAGATAGTTTGTTAAAGGCTAGAGGAACCGCTCTTGGTATTAAGAGCATTTCTTCTGTAACAGGGATTGCTGTTGACACTATCGAAAATAGTATCGAACCTTATTTGGCTCGAAAAGGTTTTGTCATTAGAACTCAAAAAGGTCGAATGATCGGCTCATATAAAGGTTAAGTATGGATAATAATCAACTCCTCATCATAGTTTTTACAATAGTTCTTGTTTTAGTCTTGCTATTAATTGGCTATATTCTTGGTAAAATATCGCCCAATTATGGTGTAATACAAGATACTAAGTCTGTTAAGGGATTTTTTTCAGATAATAGTAGTCAGACAAAATCTGCGGCCCCTTCAATTGACTCTAGTAAAGTTGTAATAGATATAAAAACTGAAGGAATGGAAAAAAAGTACGATTCTCTAGGAGAAACTACTCAATCAACTGAGAATATTAGTAATTCCATTAATAAGCTTAAAAATATGAAGAGGTGATTTATGCGTGGCATGGATGTTGGAACGAGTTACATAGTATTAGCATCAGAAAATTCCGATCAAACTTTATCTTATAAAGATTTTAGAGATGCATTTTATGTAATAAAGCCAACAACTCCAGTTTCCACCAAAATGATAGAGAAAGGATTAGAGGGTAAAGTATTTATAAAGGATAGTGATGGATCTTTTATTCTTCTTGGCAAAGATGCTATAGAAAAAGCAATAGAAAGAAATGATACTGCTAAAAGACCAATGTATAAGGGTGTTGTTTCCGCCAAAGAAAAAGACGCCAAAAAAGTCTTAGCTTTTATTCTAAAAGAAGTAGCCGGACAAGCATCAGAACCAAATGAAAAGCTTGTATTTTGTATTCCTGCACAACCAGTAGATCAAGAAGATGAAGATTTTGACGTTGGATATCACGAGGACGTTATAAAAAGCATCTTAAAAGAATGCGGTTATGAATCTAAAGCTATTAATGAAGCTGAAGCTTTATGCTATGCAGAATTAGAGTCTGAGGATTATACGGGGATCGCTATTAGTTGTGGGGCGGGCATGACTAATGTTTGTGTTATGCTAAATGGCGAACCAACCGTTATGTTCTCTACAACAAAAAGTGGGGATTGGATTGATAGAATGACTGCTGTAGCTACTGGGGAACCAGATAGTGTTGTACAGGCTGAAAAAGAGGGCGGGGGATTTGTTATTGGAGAACCTAATGAGAATCCTGTTTTAGCTGCGGTTTCTGCCTACTATGATAGATTGATTGACTATACTACAAAGCAATTAACTTCTGCATTATCTAACCATAAATCTTTGCCAAAATTTAAAAACCCCTTAACTATTGTGGTTGCTGGTGGAACTTCTCAGGCGGCAGGATATATTGAAAAGTTTACACAAAAATTAACAGATAATAATTTTCCTCTTAAAATCAAAGAGGTAAAACATGCGGCCGATCCACTACATGCTGTTGCTAAAGGCTGTTTAATCGCGGCTAAAGTGTTATAATGTTTAATTTTCTTAATAAATTAAGATATGCTGTACGATCTCCAAAATGGCCCCAAGTAAGAAAACAACATTTAGTTAATCACCCTAATTGTATTGCTTGTGGCAAAAATAAAAAAGTAGAAGTCCACCATAAAATTCCTGTACATATTAATCCAGAAGGTGAATTAGATCCAGAGAATTTAGTTACTTTATGCTCTGATCCTTGTCACCTATTGTGGGGACATTTAGGTGATTTTAAAAGTTGGAATGTTAATGTAATAGAAGATTGCATGGTGTATTTTAATAAGGTAAAAAATAGACCATACCATTAACCTCTAAAAGAGGTGATTCTTGAAATATTTATTAGGATTACTCATATCAATTATTTGTAGCGGATTATTGATAGCAGGAACTATAGACCCAAATGTTCCTGATGAAAAATATACAGAATACGCTAAAAATTTTCCTTGCGTATTACCTATCTGTGGTATAAACAAAGAGAATTCTAATCCTTTTTGTGCTTCTTCTGTGGCTCTTAGGCCAAACTGGATTATAACAGCCGCTCATGCTGTATATAAAACAGATTTATGTATGGTCGTAGTGAACAATAATAGATTTATTTTAATAGATAAATATATAATTCACGAATCTTTTGATAAAAACGATAAAAAAGCTTATTATGATATAGCTTTATGTCATACAAAAGAAGATATGGGATTAAATAAAGAAGATTATGCACAATTCCACAATTTCAAAGAAAATTTAATTAATAAAAAATGTGATATTTCTGGATTTGGAATATTTGGTACATTTGAAAAAGGAGCAAAGCAAAAAGAATTATTAGAAGATATGTTGATACAAAGAGCAGGATCGAATATTATTGATTATGCTTTTAAAGACACATTAATTTGTTCTCCTTCTAAAATATTTAGAACTACTCCCTTAGAATTTTTAATTAGTAGAGGAGATAGTGGGGGCGGATTGTTTATAGATAAAAAATTAGTAGCCATTAATTCCCGCATAATATCTTTTGACGGCAACCCCGATTCATCATATAATGACTTATCATTACATACTAAACTAGAAAATTATATAGATTGGATTAATAAACATATCAATGAAAAAGAATAAATTTGAACTACTTCCACACATTAGGGAAGATGTATATGGATTATCAGGATCGTCAGCACAAATATTAGGTTGGCAAATTAAAAAACTAGATATTGAAACTCAGTGGGATTATTCAGAGGGTGATGGTGTTAAGATTGCTGTAATAGATACTGGGTGCGATTTAAATCATCCAGATATTAAGAATAATTTATTAGACGGCATTAATTTAATAGATAAAAATAAACCACCTATGGACGATAATGGTCATGGTAGTCATGTTTGTGGAACAATAGCTGCTGAGAATAATGGAGAGGGTGTTGTGGGAGTCGCCCCAAAGGCCAAAATCATGCCCGTTAAAGCTTTAGATGGGAAGGGTCAGGGGTCTTTAAAAAGCATCGTGGATGGCATCGTGTGGGCCTCAGATAACGGTGCTGACTTCATCACCATGTCGTTAGGGTCGCCCAATCCAGCCCAGCCATTGCAAGATGCTTTGAAATACGCAACAAATAAAGGATGTATTATCTTTTGTGCAGCAGGAAATTCTGGGGAAAACTCTGATATTTCCTATCCTGCCAAATATCCTGAGACCATTAGTGTGGGCGCTATAGATGAAAACTTTGAAAGAACAAGTTTTACTTGTAGCGGAGAAGATTTAGATTTTTTAGCTCCGGGCCATAATATTCTTAGTTTGATTCCTGGTAATTATTCTATTATGAGCGGAACTAGTATGAGTAACCCTTTTGCTGTGGGGTGTGCTGCTTTACTACTATCCTACAACAGAAAACACAAAAAGTATAGTCTGACCAATAATTTGGACTATATAAATGTGTTAAAAGAACATACTTTAAAAATACCTAATCCTAGATATCAATCTAAAAAATATCAGGGGTATGGAATTATTCGCGGGATTTTTTAATTATCGACCGTATAAGTCTCTAATAGCATCTCTGTCATATAGACCAGATCTTTTTAGTCTTAGTCTTTCTGCTCTCTGCCAAGTCTCCAAATCAGTATAATACCTATTTAGCTGTCTCATTTCAAAAAATGTAGTAGCATATTTTATTTTATTATCTAATTTCATAGAATAGGCACCCTCCATATCCATTAAGTTTTGTCCTAATGTTGGTTGGCTTTGACTTTGATTTGAAGAAGCAAAAAACAAAGATAGATTATGATTCAAATCATTAGAGTTTTGAGCAAAAGATTCATTTCCAACTAAACATAAGAATATACATACTAATATTTTTTTCATATTTTCTTTTTACAGACCCATGCGGCTTGTAGAAATTCCTGTTCCATAAATGGTTCCAAGTTATATTTTTCACACGCATCTATAATATCAGAATCCTGTATTTCGTGCCAGTTCCAAATTTTATTTTTCATATGTTCTTGAAAATAGGTTGGGTTTGGAGCATAGTCATGTGCCATTATTATATCATTAGTCTTTAAAAATTTTGACAATATATTAAATTCTCCAATTTTATATCCTCCATCACAAAGAATAATAGTAGTACCATCTTGTTGTATGTATTCTTTAACATCTGATTTTATATCTAAAAATTGTTCTGAAAAAATATTTTCTGTACGAATATCTATGCCCTTAGCTATCATATCATCAGCCCAAGATTGTCTATGTATATCATAGCTTCTTATATTAGTATCTAGATTTAAATCATTACAAGCAATTTTTAAAAATGTAGTAAATCCACCTAGAGATGTTCCAATTTCTAATATTTTTTTTGGTTTAATATTTTTAATAAATTCATAAAATATTTCATAAACTCCATGAAATTGTTGACACATATGCCCTTGAAAAGAAGAAAGACTATCATTAGAATTAAGATCGGTATATTTAGTAATATTTTCTTTAATATTCATTATTTTTTAAAACCTTATATAATGATTATTGCAAACATCATAGAATTCAAAACAATTATTTATCGTATAAAATGTACTATATTCGGATATCATATTAGCATCTATAGCACTCATTCCTATTTCTACACCTTCAGCAAAAGCCCATATATTATTATTTATGCTGAAGTCATTACGCAATGACCAAAATCTAACAAATTCTTTTAATTTATCATTATTTTTAAAAATCATAAATTGCTCATTACATACATGAGCTTTATCGTATTTGTCAGTATCCATTAATCCATAGGGTTCTATCTTGTGTCTCCAGAAACAATTATTCCAATCTTTTTTAGAATCCCCTATACCATGTGGTCTTTCAAAAAAAAAATCTACATTTGGATTATTTTCATTCAAAAATTTAAATATTTTATTTTTATCATAATTATCAGATATTATCCAATCAGCATCTGTAAAAATAACATATTCACTGTCAAAATTAATAGCTTCTTTAATAGCTAAATATTTTAGATTATAGTTAAATGTATTACATATATTATATACTATATTATTTTGGGGTTTAATTATTTTAGTATTTTTTGGAATTTCTCCTTCTATATCTGACACAATAACGCGACTAATGGTTGGATCTAAATCAAGAAGTTTACTGCTAAAATTTATAGCAAGATCATAGTATTTTTTCCCAATAGCTAGTGTCGTAAAAATATATTTCATAATTATGCCTCTACTATTTTTTCTAAAAAGTTAAGAGTATAATCAAAACTATAATAGTCTGGTAATTTATTATTTAAAAATATAGGGGATTCTATATATTTTTTATATAGATTTTCATTATTATCAATATTTTTTATCAGATCTAAAAAAGAATCTAGATTATTTTCAAAATCATGGAGATTAATAAAACTGTCAGCATTAAATCCTTCTTCTAGAATAAATTTATTTCCAAAAAATATAGGAATTGCACCAGAAAAAAAAGCATGAAAAAGTTTTTCTTGTATTATATAGTCTGTATTTGTATAATGAATAGCTATATTAAATTTATATTTATTGAAAAATTCAATTTTTTCTCTATATGTTAGACCGTCATTGCGCCCTATAAAATCATGATGCATCCACTGGTATTTATTTAATTCTTCTTTTGGATCGATATTTTGTTTCCACGGACCTGAAGAAGTTACTGTTTTATATTCACACAATTTATTAAAAATAATTTCTCTAAAATCATTATGAGAAGCCTGTGTTATAGAACAGAATCTAGTATTTTTTTTAGATATATTATCAAAATTTCTTTTTTCTGTTAGCCAGTTTAATGGAGAATCGACTAGTCTAGATTCGTCAAATAGTGTCCAAACATCAAATACACAAGATGGTTGTCTTAAATATCTTTCATGATCAAATTTGCTATAACCGATAGCCCATTGATTAGTGCCAGAATCTACTACTCCACGAAAATCAGATACTTCTCCAGAGACATACAAGAATTTTTTATTTGTATCCGATAAATTAAATTGAGCAGGAATTTGTTTGGTATATGTATCTATTTGATTTGCGTCATAATTAAGATTTGTATGGATTACTATATCTGGATTTTGTGAATCAATAATTACATTATATTTTTTAGATAGAAGACATTTAAAAGAATGCATTCAACTGTGTTGTCCATGATTAGGAAATCCTTGTCTGGTTATTCTAATTGTTTTCATAGTAATTCTGCTATTTTAAAAGTATCTTCTGTGAATGGCCCATTATCATGTACTATATATGGCTCACAAGTTAACGTAATTTTTCCATCAATATTAATAACCTGGTCCTTACAATATAAGCTACTAAAAAATAATTTATTTTTTTGATCTACTTTAATGTCGTCACACAATAAATATTCTATAGTCCAATGTCCTTGGTCGTCATATGGAGTTCTATTATTAGCTACAATAGTTTCCATATGTTCAATAATTTTATCTGTATATCCAATATAAAGACCTGAATTAAGATAAAAACTATCTGTAAGTTTGAGTTTATTTTCATACAGATGTTTTTCATTAATAGGAGGCCAGAATCCTTTTTCTCCACAGAACACTATATTAGCATCAAAACTTAGAAAGGTTTCTATTATAGAGGCTGGATCTTTATAGAAATTAGTGTCAGTAGCATCTGCAAATAAAATATATTCGTATTTATTTAATAGTTCTTTTTTATAATATTCTATATTTTTAACTATTTTATAGTAGTACAATTTAGCATATAGTCCATCTATATTTTCATCATTTTTTAAATATCTAATAATATGAATATCTTTAAGATTAAAATATTTTATAGCATTACGATAAAATACAGGTAGATGATATTCTGGATAATCAAAATAAGTAGTAACTAAGGCAATATTATTAAGCATAATTAATTAATAATTTTCTGGTAGAAATTATTTATAAGTTCATCATCAGACCTACAAGGAATTCCTTCTCCAAATATTTTAATTGGTATATTTTTTTCCCACAAGAAAGATAATTCTTTTCCTTTATCATATGTTAATATATTATCACTTCTTGAATCTTTTTCGATCCAAGAAAATTTAGGAAATACTATTAATTCATCATTTATTATATCAAAAAATTGTTTGTGATGAGCATTTCCTCTATATTTATTTTGAAACAAAAAAGAAAATTCATCATATTTAGATGGTACGGCAACAAATCCTCTATGAGATATATTAGTAAGTAGTATAATTAAATTTAAAGGATTAAAAATATCTTCTAAAGTATGAGAACAAATAGAAAAATCAAATTTACCATTTAAAGATACATATTCTAATAATTTTGTCCAAGTACTTTGATCTTCTAGATTAATTTGAAAAAAAGTAATATCTTCTTTAGATAAAGTAAATATATCGGCAGCAAATTTACATTCTGGATATGACCAGAATCTCATAGATGCTCCTATATCAATACAAGTATATTGATTTTTTAAAATATAGTTTTTAATATATTGTTGCTGATCACAACTATTATTATATTGCCATTTTATTATCATAAATTTCCCGTAATTGGATCTGCCCAACCCTTATTTTCGCTATGAGGCCAAACTATCCAGCTAGAGGGATTACTGTCGGTCTGAAATTCTCTCCACACTTTACAGTATCCGTCTGGATCATTTTTCATTCGTAGTATTTCGTCTCTATCAGCATCTTTCCTGTATAAATCTTGTCCTTCTTTATCTTTAAAAGCGACTGCCCAAAAATCATAATCATTTTCTGGAACTTGACCATATTGAATATCTATACAATGTTTAAAAATTTTAGTTAAAGAAGTATCAAATTCTTCATCAGATATATTTTTTGTTATTGATGGATCTAATGGAGCTTTATGATCTAATACTCTTTGTTGAATAGCTCTTTTACTAAAACATAGTCCGGAATATTTTTCATATTCTCGTAATGTTCTTTTTTTACCAAATCCATACTTACCAAAATCTATATCATTAGTTTCATTATCCATACCAAACAGTTTTCTATTTCTAGAATGAGCATTAGAATTTCTGTTAGCCCATACTGGATCATCATCCCACTGTTTTTTTCTTCCTTTGCGAGTATATTCGTGCCAACATACTACTTTATTAGGATGAAATAGATCGTATCCATGAGTAAAAGCGCGAGCCGCTATACTGATTTCCTCTCCATGAAAATAATAATTAGGATCGTGTTGAACTTCTATAGCAAAATCGCCTATAGTAAAAGCAAAATGAGCACTATAAAATCTTGAAGGTAATGGTTTTGAGCTATCATCCCACTCATCAAATGTTGCAGGAATGAAGAATACGGCGCCTTCCGGGATAAATCTATCAAAATTCATTTTCCACGGGGCTTGAACTCTGGCTCCCGGATCATTTTCTGGATCAAAACTGGGAATATAAGCTGTTAGTAGAGGTTTTGGGAATCCCTCTTTTTGTAAAGATTTAATCATATCAATTAGTATGGTATCCCACCCTTTAACAAATCTATGATGGGAATCTAATTGTAGAGTATATTTTTCTCCCTTATATAATTGTTGAACAGCATTTCTTGCCCAACATACTCCTTGACTATCTTTATAGTTAATATCTATTATCCTAAATCTACTATCATCTTTAAATTCGTCTAGAGTATCCCAAGTATCTTCAGAAGCATGTTGCCAAGCTATTCCTATCCTGAGATTTTTAGGATTATCGGCATGTTCCAGCATATCTTTTAGAGTAAATATTAATTGAGGATCTCTGTAAGATGCTATTTGAACAAATATAGTATCTACTGATTTTTTAGCTTTCTTTTCGGTCTTTGCCTTCATAAAAATATATCCTGTTATGTGTTATTGGACTAGAAAGTAAAATTGCTGGTTTTACTTTGTCTTGTTTTGTTAATGTATAAATATGACTCATCCAAGTTTGTTCATATGGTCTATCCCATTTTGTATCCAAAAATAGTTTTTTATTACCTTCTTGACCTATAATATGAGGCCAATTAGAATAGTAAATTTCACCATCAGCATATGCAAGACCGCTAGATGTTTTTATATTATGAAATAATGTTTTTGGTCTATTAGTAGAATTATTAAAATATTCTTCTCTTAAATGTTGTGGAACATTATGCCAACTCCACTGATCGCCGTTATGTCCATAAAATTCGCTAAAACTGAATTTAATAAAATCATAATCTTCAATATCCATCAGTCTTATTATTCTATCATAAAAATTTGTAATATTTTTAGTTAGCCCAAAAGAACATAAAGTATTAGATAAATCTAATAACATATCGTCTTCAAAGAAAAACATATATTTAGATTTTAGATCTGCAAAATGTTCAGCACAATACTGTCTAGCTCCACAAACGCCCATATTACCATTTCTAATAATTTTTAAATCATATTTATTAGATATAAAGTCATAGTCAGCAGAATATTGGGAGTCAGTGGAATTGTCTATTAGATATTTTTGAGTTTTAGAAATAAAG